CTACTGACCAGCTTGCGCTGGTGTTCTGTCGGTCGCCCGTTGCTGTCTAGTATCTGCATAACTTAGAATTGTCCGTAACTGCGACCAAGGCTTGTGATGTTATTCTCGATCATATGTAAAGCTCTGTCGAGTGCGCTTGCCCATTCGGCAACGGTCATGTTTGCCATCTGTGAAAATGATGCGCCATTGGCTGATCCACTCACAACATCGCCACCCTTGTTCTGGGCGATCTCCTCAATGGCTTCGTCAAGCCATGTTTCGAGTTGAGCCTTGTTTGCATCACTGCGGGCGCCATAGCGCCTAAGTGTGCCGATGAATCCATTTGCAATCGCCATTATAAATGATAGTCATTTCAACTAGTCCTCTTCGACGTGTGCATCAAATGCAAATACCTTGTAAATCGAGGCGGCAATGATCTGCATTGTCTCGCAATCCCACAGGTGGTTTCCCACCCATGTCTTGCTGACTTTGTATCGCCATTTACCTGGTGATACTTCCACCTTGCGCTCGTTCTCCATCTGCTTGCGATATTCCTCGCGGTGGTTTGCTGGTATCTGCCAGCCTGCACCCTCGCCTCGCATCAATGCTGATAGCGTATCTTTTGCAAGCAAGTTCGAGAATTTACAGTATTTATAATAAAGCCCCGCAGTCGTTCTAGCTCGTTGAATTGAGCTGAATGGTTTCATCACTCGACGCTTGCCAACCTTGGATGCGTAGCCGTTTGATTCCTCACCAAGCAAGCAGTTCCACGGGTTGGGATCGTTGGGCGTTTGTGATTTGCGACACTCAAGCGCGACTGTCTCTGGTCTGTATCCACGGTCAACAAAGACGCACCTGTTTGGCACCTTCATTCTGTCGCGTAGCATCCGCAATCCTTCCCACTCGTCAATCTTGCCCTCGTAAAGCAAACGGCTCTTGCCCTCGATGCTCCATGCTCTGATAACTGCCCAGAAGTGATCTTGCTGAACGTCAACTGTCATAAAGCGGAAGTTTTCTTCCTCCCACTTCTCGCCGTTGAAATACTCCTTGAGCTGGTATGCGTCGGTTGCACCCTTCAAGCTCACCGTCTCGCTTGGCTCCACCCATGACTGCGCCAGTCGTTTCTGAATGAATTGACGCATCGGTGCAAGGTTCATGCGTTTGCGTGCGTCTTGTGCTGTGATCCACTCATGCACTAGCTTCGACCAGTTGATCCACCAGACAGCCATTGCTGGATACGTTGCCGCCTTGCGTCCTGGCTTAGCGTTGTTATTGCGGCTGATGTATTTACCAGACATTGACAGCTTGCGCCTCACCTCTGCCTTGTCTTCAAAGGTGGCTTTGCATTCTTCGTTGGCGCATTCATAATGCACTGTGTCACTGATGGCATCCCAGTCCCATTCCTCGCCCTCGGTTTTGATGTGCTTGAATTTGAGTTGCTTCCATTGATACGTCTGGCGTTGTTTGCACTTCGGACACTCGAAGCAAAAGTCGTGGATGTCTGCATCTTGAAACGCGCCATCGAACTGGTCGCCCTCAACGCCTCCCTGTGACACTAGAACCACGCGACTGTTCCACCGGTCATGCGTTCGTCTGCGTGCCTCTTCAAGCATCCCATCTTTCCAGATCCATACCTCGTCACCATATACCCAGCGTATTGATTTTGATTGCAAGTTGGCAAGGTTGGCACCGCCGATGTGCAATGGCATATGCGGGAACAGTATCTCGCCCTTGCGGAAGTTGCCGCGCTGTTTTCCACTTGGTAGCAATGGTGCGACCTTATCGTTCGACTTCAAGCTTGGATGGAATCGCGTGTCCACCCATGCGCGGGCGTCGTCGTCCGTCTGCATTGTGATCAGCGTTGGCCCAGGCTCCTCGGCTATGATCCAAGGCAGTATGCCCTCGAGCATTGTTGTCTTGCCACTGCCCACAGGTGCCATGACTACAACCTCCTTGTTCTCATCGTCTGCAATCCACAGCATCGGCTCTCTTAGCCAAGGCGTTGCGTCGATGTCGAAGTTGGGGCTGCGTGCTGATTGTGGAAGCTTGACGTATTCACACGCCCACTCAACGACGTCCATGTCGCTGGGTGGCGTGATAGCTCGGCAGAATGCTTGAAGTGCGATGCCCATCAGTCTGAATAAACGTCGTAGTATTCCTGCGTGTCGTCGTTGCAATATGCTTCGTATGTTCCGCGCGTGTTCACATTGAATCTGCGAAACTTGCCCTCTGGATACTCAAAGCCTTGGCTGTTGGCACATCCGATGTATTTGTATGTGCGTGTGACTGTGGCAGCATCTGGCTTCGTCTTCTTGAATATGCGATCATAGCCATTGCGGTATTCCTCGGTCGGTGCCTTGGTTTTTATCTTGTCTCTTGTGATGTCGTTTCTTGCTGGTTTTCCCATTGTTTTACTTGGTTTGTTGTTTGTAAAGTTTGCTTTCTTCATCTGATAAAACAGCCATCAATTTAAGTGTTGTTTTAATTAGCACTTTTTTTGATTGTGCCGCCGACAACCCCTCAATCATTGCTGGAACATCTGCTGCCATTTGTTTGAGCCCCGCCTGCATAGCTGATCCAATTCTTGTAAAGTCTGCCTCCACATCCTCTTTATGGATGTAGTCGCCCTCGAGTATCTGGATCTGTCTCAGCTTGTGGATACCATCAATCTTGGTTTTGAGCGTTCGAGCTTCGTCATAGTTGACAGCTGTGCGAACTTGTTCCATCAAGTCACGCTCTGCGCTGGTAGCTAAGTGAGGATCGTTGTCTGTTGCTTCTTGTTCCCACGGCACTCCATTAATCCACGCGTGCGGTCGCTTGGCTTTAGTGTTGAGAATGTAATCAGCGAACTCGTCGCGATTGTGAACGTCCACGCCGTCAGCCCTTGCTCTGCGTAGGGTTGCTGTGCTCACGCTATACTCGTCAGCGAGCTGTTGCTGGGTCAGTTTTATTGGTTTGCTCATGTTACAATTAATTTGTGCATAACGTGCGTTTTTTTACAATAAGTATATGTCACCCCGCTATGGTCTGATTATAAAAAAGATTCCTTGTGGGGGGGCTTATAGAATAAGGGTTTGCGGGCGTAGTGTTCATTTGTACATACTAACATGATGATTTTTTCTCCAAACTGGTTCTAACCGTTATATAAAATCATAGCTTATTATATAATTTAAATGTTATTACTTGCAAGCCTCCACATATAAGCTGGCAATGTCGCGCAAGTTCATCTTCAAAACGTCGCGTTCATTCTTGCTCATGCTGGCAACTGGGCGAGATTTAATTGCCTTCATGATTGATGCGCTCGCATTACTAGCCACAGTTGCAGGAGACGCTTTGCAAACTCTACGCACTGACTTGCGTGCTGGTTGTTTGTTCAGTATTCCAAGCAACTGTAAGCACCGCTTGTCCTCGCGTGCGTTGCGCTTCGTTGCTGTGTATCGCGTAGACGTGCAGGCTCGAGCCTCGTTTGCTGGTATGTTTGTATTATCTTCAAGCCATTTGTTGGTAGCAGACTTGTAATGACTGTGAACTTTATTCAGTAGCTCACCCACTTCGATTGATGCATCAACTGCATCAGCGATGGCTTGGCGTGCCTTAATTACTTTGTCTCGTGACTGTTTGTGACACTTATCCAAGTGTCTTGCCATCTCTTGCTCTATGTTTCTGCTCATGATTTGTGGTAAACGTATGCGCTGTCTTCAATGTCGATAGTCTGCCTAAACTGTTTTACTTGCTTGCTCATTGCTGCGGGGCTCACTCCTAACTCTTGTGCAATGTCACTCATGGATCGTCCCTGGCACACTGTGTCCACTCCTAGTGCCATAGCTACTGCATGAGCCGCGACTCTTGGGCTTCCGTTCGTTGCAATCCAATCCAGTGCGGATGTCATGACTTGCAAATATCTCAGCGACGCCTCTCGGTAATGGTTTTCTTCTTGTTTTAATTCGTCGTGAGGATAGACAAAATCGACTGATGGTTCTTGGCTCATTGTTCTTTATATTCGATTTCTAGTAATAGATTCAGAAAGTGGATTGCCTTCTCTATGTCTTGCTTGCCATTCTTGTGCTTGTGTCGTGATACATACTTGACCACGCACGCCTCGCAGAATCCTAGCCCATTGCGCTGGTTATACTCTGCCGGCTGAATAGCCAGCCTTGTATAGTGATCACCGCCCACTTGCTGAGATGTTGCTAGCTCACGCTCAAGCTCAATATCACCCTCGCCAACTGCTATCGGTGTGTGTTTGGCTTTCTGCTTGTTCACTTCATGCATAGCATTCCAGAAATCCTTCCATTGCGCGTCTTTCATGGTTTAAAAAAGTCTTCGATTAGCTCCCAGTTGTTGATCGGCTTCTTTGGTGTCCATCTCAACGACTTGCGCTCTGGTAAGTCTGAGAGCTTGAACAGTGCGAAGCCGTCGTGCTCTTGTATGTATACAGCCAGCACGTCGAACGCGTCCCTCTTGTATGGTGTAAAACGTGGGCCTTTATCACAGCGTCGCGTTGCTGATTGCAGTGAGCCAATGAGTGCCTTCCATGCTGGCACGTAGTGATCTGGTAGCTTCTGCTTCACGCCCTTCTTTACTTGCACGCTGATGAGAGGCTCGCCAGGTCGCTTGATGATCACATCCATCTTGGTGTCATGTGAATACGGAATGAAGGCTTTATAGCCACGCTTGTATGCCTCATGGATAAAGGCTAGCTCTGCAATGTCTCCTGCGCTGTTCATATTTTTATTGCGTTCATTTGGTCTCGGTCGAGGCTCGTATTACTTGATTAATGTAGTCTGCAACCTGCGGATCATTGCTGGCCTCATCAACCACCTTCATTGCATACAATACCGTTGCATGATTCCTGCCAAAACTATCAGCAATCTGGACCGAGCTCCTGTTTGTCATTCGGTAAGACAAAGCCATTGCCAATTGCCTCGCAAATGCCACTGGTTGCCTTCTGGTGCGTCCTAATAAAGTTTTGGGCTCTATATCCCATATCCTGCAAACAGCCGTCAGAATGGATTCTATTGAAGATTTGTCGCGAGTTGCTGGCAGTATGTTGTTTGCTTTGCTCATTTACTCTTGATCTTGTTATATTTTTGCTCTGCATCATACTGCATTGCTAGTGCTGCCGCCTCATCCCATTCAACCAATCGGCCTGCGTAGATTCTATTACCGTCAATGTATGTGTTGACGATGTAAACTCCCGCATTTGTGTTGTAATAACACCCGCGCAAGTTTGGGCTTTCGTTCCCTTTATTGGGCTTGACGGGTTGTTGCATTCTCAACTTGGCCGTGGCCCTGGCTAATGCTTTGATCTCTTGCGGTGTCCAGTTTTGGAGTGCTTGATTATTGTTTTTCATTGTTGATTCGGTTTGTGAATTAATTGCTTATATCTTATTTTGTTTTGATGTCCAATCAGAAACTTGTTGCAGGCTCTCCACTAGCCTCGGGAACATATTGTGATTGTTATTGCTTCGCTCATATTGGCGCAGCTTCTTGGCTAATGAGGTTAACTGATACGCGTTGCGACTTTGTGCCAGGTTTAGGAGTTGTGCCACAGTGCCCACTTGCTCGCGTTGCATCGTGGTGATGAACTCAATCAGCGATGTCGGGCTAAACATGGCGAGACAGGCATTTCTCATATCCGTGAATGCTCGGCAATTACTGCACATACATGAATTGTGTGCTTTGGGCTTCGTGCATAGCGAGCATTGGCTATGATCGCTTGAATGTTTCGGTTTTACTTCCATATTGTATCCTTTCCGTGGTTTTTGTTTGTTGGTTTACTTTTCCCGCGCCATCTTTGGCAACTGGCCCAGACGTCCGCAAATGATTCTACGAACTTGCTACGGCTATTTGGCCTCCAATATGCCTTTGCGTTGTCCAGATGTGCTTTGAAAAATCTTTGCAAGGTTTGCCAGTCATCTTCATCAAGCTCGGCCATTTGTTTTGATGCCCCATTGAATAGATGTTGCTCCTCGGAGTAGCTCCAAGTTGCAGGCGATTGCCATTCATTTCTTAGGGCATTAATTTTTATCTTGAGTGCATCCATTGCTGTCGGCGTTTCTGATTGAGTTTTAAAACGATCAACACCCTCTTGCTGGGGCTCTGCCTTTTCTTGCCCCTGCCCCTGTCCTTTACCTTCTCCTTGTCCTTGTCCTTGTCCTTGTACAATCGAAGAATTTTCAGAAAAAAGTGGCAGACGACTGGCAGATGACTGGCAGATAGGTGGCAGATGACTGGCAGATACCCATCCAATCCTTTGATCTTTAAGGATTTGCAGGCTTGTTAATAAAACATCATGATCGCATCTTATTAACATAGCGATTTGCCTTGTTGTCATTGGTTTATTATCACTATTTACAAACCTTCCTCGAACTTCGCGCTTCATTGTGGCCGCCTGCTGGCATAATGCCACGAATATGCCATATGCCTGCCATGCCTCTGCCTGTTCAAATTCTGACATTAGGGCCAGATATCCAGCCGAATCGCACCCGCTTGGCATATAGTAAAAGCCTAGTCTTTGCCTCTTTCTAGAATCGGCATTTTCAAAGGTTTCACTCCATTTGTTAATTTGTATAAGCTCAGGTTGGCTTAATTGGTTTCTTGTTTCCATTGTTTCATTTTGTTTTGGTTTATTCTATTTCGATAAATACGCCAGGCTCAAGCACGGCCCAATATTTGTCCGCTGATAAACTCACCACCTGTGAGTCGTCTTTCCACACCCCGACGTCTGTGATCGCATCCATTACGGCTTTCACCATGTTATCCACATCTGGCTTTTGTGTATGGTTGAGTGGCGCGGATGGCTTTAGCTTATTCATGTTCTTGCCCGTGCCATAATGCGACTTCGGCCGTGGTAAATGAAACGTCATTGAAAGCATAATCGGGTTGTCACCAAACGTGCCCTTATGCTGCTTCATCATCAGCTTTATTGCCTTTTTCCAATCATCGGCCGTGCCTGGATTGTAAACCCCAGCCTTGCCCCCGCGCGAATATGCACGAGGACGAGGTTGTGGCTTGGGTATGCCGTGGACAAATTCACGAATCTGCATCTTAGAACGGGATTTCGTCGTGTCCTGCTGTTGCGCCTGCTGGTTGTTGGCGAACAGGCTCCATTGGTGGCGTATTCTGGCGCTGTGGGGCGTCGTAATCCTTTTTGGGGTATAGGTTAAGCCAGCCACTCCAATCGGGCGTTACGGGCATTGCTTCGAGCTTTAGGCTCAAACGTCCGTCTTCATCAGTCATGGCGATGCCGCATTTCTGGTATCGCTTCTTTTCGTTGCCCTCTCGGTCAGTGTATGTTCCGACCGTGGCGACGATGTCATGTGTATATGTATTACTCATAATTATTGGTTTGTTGTTGTTTTTTGGGGGTTAAATTTTTATTGGTTTGCATTCTTACTGGCCCTGTCTTGCTCGGTGATGTTATCGTGGCAGGCTTTGCAAACACCTACCAAATCGAACAAGGGCTCATCAAAGACATGATCATAAGTTTTATGGTGCACCTGCTCTATTGGAGCTTTTAAGCAGGCCTGGCAAACTTTATCTCGTTTTATTATTAATGACCGTTTCTGTTTCCAAGCATCGCTTTGCAAATATTCGTTGTAATGCTTCCACCACTTCTTGTTTTCCTCGGTTTGTATCTGATCATATAATGCTTGCCTAGTCGCTTGATGCTTCTCTATTTCTTTCGATACTTTTTCTTTTCTTTTTTTAGCTTTTAATTTCAGCGCTTCGACACTACACCTTTCAATATTGATCAAATTTAGAGGTACATCTATTTTGTCAGGGTTCCTAGCTTGCCCACACCTTCCGCATTTACTGCAAAATGAAGTTGCCTTCTTGTATCCGTTTTTTTGCGGGTACCAAGTGTTGTCCTCAATGATTACGTGTTTTACGTTTGGGCAATCCCAGACAGCACCTTGGCACTGTTTGATTGTGCCATACAAATAATCAATCTCCTCGGTGATCTGATTTATCTCTGTTTCTTTGTTCATTTGGTTTTTGGTTTATGGTTTATGGTTTTTGGTTTTTGATTATAAAAGTTGCCCAGCTTTTATGCGCTTACTGGACTGGCGATGAAACTGACCAGGGTAAATTGTCCGAAACCCCGACGCAATACCAGATTTTGTTATTTAGGCGCTTCCGTTGGTTGTTCCATCTCCAACTCGTCAGCATAATGCCCAAACATGGCCCTGCCCAATACTATCGGCTTCTCAAACTTCATTGGCCAGTAGTTCTTATTCGAGGCCCTGCATAGTTTCCCAAGCAGGTAGTTGAACATATCAAGCCCGTCGGCGATGTCCGTTTCTGGTATCTCAGTTACGGCCACCTCATAAGGTGCGGCTGATTGTTGCCATACTATTTGGAACCTGTGCCTCTGATCATTCGGGTGCAGGCTATTCCACAGTTGCAGATATAGCGCCGCTTGCACATGATAGCCAAATTTAGCAACCGTTTTCTGGAACCCATCAGCTCCAAAATCAGCCGTAGTTTTTAGATCCATAAGAAATGGCTCACCCTCCGGCGCTAGGTCAACCAGCCCCTTGAGATTAATATCACGCTCAACTGATGGGTGCTGTGTGGTGTTTAGAAGCATGACCTGGCGCTTACTTTTTTCAATCATCTGGGCCGCATATTTGTGCGTTTTGGTCAGCACCTTGACGGCTTTGTGTGCCTCATCAAGTAAATCGGTCGTGATGATTGTTTTATAATTAGCCTCTTGTTCTGCCTTCCATTCGCGTGCGTCCTTAGATCGGTAGCTATCGAATGGGCTTATGGCAAACTCGGTTTTCAAGTCCTCGGGTGCGGTGATGATGGTATCCACCAGGCTGCCCCATGCCATATTCGGCGTGGGTTTAAATACGCGAGGATGGTATCGCCATTTGTAAAGGCTCGACTGGTATAGTTCAAAGACTGCGCTTTTACTCAACCAGCTGTCGGCACTGAATATGTCTGACCGATCAAGCATGAGCTCGGTATGATACTGCGACGGAAGTATTTCAATGGAGTTCATGGCCTTACTTCTTGAATAGGTTAGCTGGGCGAACGCGAACGCATGGCACGTTTCGCTTACCAAAGGCATCCGTGGTGGTTGCAAACAAGGTGATCTGCTTGCCCTCCCAATTGTCCATCTCATTGCCATGAGCTAGGCCGATGCACTTGGCATTCGTTTTGTTTAAGATTAGCCCCTTGTCCGTTTCCTTAAATCGTACAACTGGCCGATCTATTGTTTTCCCGTCTGCGGATTTCTCCGTGTTTGGCGCTGCAACTGATGCGATGGTCAGCTTTGCGTCTTTACCTGTTACGCATAACGCGTCGATGTAATTGCCTTCAAAGGCGTCTGTGACTTTCATTTTGTTTTTCTTGTGGTTTGGTTTCGGTTTCGGCGTCGGCATCTTTGTGCCAGTGCCAGATTGTTTGTTCTATTTCGTTTTTAATAGCGCTTTTTTGATAGTAGCCGCCATAAGGGCAACTAATGCGGGTAGAGGCTGCGTGTAGGTTAAGCGTAAACTCATAACCATTCATTTTGCCCCCTTGGCATATGTTTTCTTTTATCTCGTCCATTGGTTTTTTGCTTGGTCTGCGTTGCGTTTTAGCTTCATTAAATGGGCCTTATCTCGCAACTTGTTAATGCTAATGATTGACTGAGTAATACAAGCAAGAACAATCAAGCCTAATATGATACATCCCTCAATCATAGCCTATATTGTGCGTATTGTTTACCATTGCGCTTGATTAGCTTCATTCTGATATCATGGCCATCGTGGCGGAGTTCTGATATCCTAGCGGCAAGTCGCCAGCAGCCATATCGGTTGAATGCTTCGACTTGTGTTATTTTGCGCCCTTTTTCAAGGTGGTTTAGTATGCGCTCTGCTTGTGTTTTGGTTTTTGTTTTCATGATGTTTAAATCTAAAAAGTTATTATTTAGTTGTCAACACGTTATTCGCTTAAAACCTTCCTTCCAGCCTTCGTGATGCTGATAAAGATCTGCCGCCTGTCATCCTTGCTACGTCTGCGCTTAATGAGCCCACGGTTTTCAAGGTCGTCAACGATGGCGGTGATGCTCACCTTGCTCAGAACATTGCCACCGATGCCATTAGAGATGGAGGTGGCTGTGCGGTCGCACTCGAGCAGTTGTTCGAGCACATATACTTGGCGGGCAGTGAAGCCCTCGGTTATCATTTTAATTGCTTGCATTGGTTTCTTGGATTGTGGTTTTAATAAGCGCCTGAATCTCAGCCGGCGTAAGCTGTTGTTTCGTGATGAGGTAGCTAAGTGCTGCCAATATTTCTGTGTTCATGCTTATTTAATTTTGATTTTTCCGATTTTAGCCCTGATGCTCCTGAGTTTAGATTCCAATTTTTTGATGGTTGAGGCAGTGATCTCCATTTGGATCTCTTCTTGTATCCCATCCACATCAAGATAAAACCTCGAAAAACAGCTAACATCATATTCTGCAATCAAACCGACTTGTTTAATTTGCTCCAATGCTGTCATGATATCATCACGATCCTTCATCAGATTCATCATTTTTTTTCGTTTTTGTTCTTTAGTCATTTGTCTTCGTTTGTTTCTCCCACTGGATTGGTTCGTCCAGTGAGCTTTGGTGTAGTTTCATAATGTTTCCTGTTTGTGGTTATCCGAATGCGATTGGTAAAAGCACCCAGAGGACTGCGATAAGTGAGAGTAGGATAGCTCCCCCGATTAGTTCTAGTATGTCGTTCATAAGAAAAAGTTAAGGATTATGTCCCAGACTATAGCTCCAAATATGAACAAGAGCGTTGTTACCAAAATGAAGTCAATCCATATTATGTCTGAGATTGTCTTTTTCATGGTTACTTGAGGTTATTGATGATTGGTAAAACATACTTATCCCCATCATACAAGGCAGGATGAAGCCAGCATCCTTGACCAGTCAACTGTGTTACTGCTAAGTCTAAGTTGTCCATTACCTTGTCCCACCACTCTTGGG